TATCATTCTCTAGTTATTTCGTAACATTGACATATACTAATGAATTTGTACCATACGGAGACAAAGGATATTGTGCAAACTCAAACGATCACAAGGAATTTATTAAATGGTTAAAATACTATGAAGACCCGGTTAGACTTAACGAAAGGCCTAAGATCTCGATGGAAGAACACAGGCGCTCATTGTACCACATCCACGAAATCGGAGAACTCCGATATTTCGGGATTATCGAGTATGGAGACCTCGGAGATCGTCCGCACTGGCACTATCTTCTTTTCAATGTTGTTGATATTGATAATATCCGTCGTGCTTGGTCTACACAATTGTGTAGTTCACCGAGAGGTTACCATAAAGCAGCAGAATACACGCCAGGAATATCAAAAGGCCGAGTAGATATTGATGAATGCAATGTAAATACGGTTGACTACGTACTTAAATACATGATGAAACATGAAATGGAAAAACAGAATAATGATAGGGAAGCGGAACGAGCTTTTATGTCAAAGGGATTGGGCTTATCTGTCGCGAAACCAGAATTTATCAAACATATTTCTAAACCACATAACAATCAAGTCCTTAATGCGAGAGGCACTAAAGTGCCTCTTCCGCGAATATTTAGAAAAAAATTCCTCACAGATGAGGAAAACGCTGCGAAGCAGCGTTACACAATTTCAATTGCGATGGAGAAGAAGAAAGAAAAAGAAGCTGAACTCATTAAAAAGGGATATGATCTTGAAAAAGTTAGAGTCTCAACAATCAATAGTCGATCAAATTGTCTTAAAAATCGTCGAAGACGTACAATCGAATAAATTATGCTTAGAACAGGTAAAGTAACACCGGAAAGGAATAAAGGTCAAAAATTGACTATGGTATGTTCTACAAGAACTCCACTTCAGGCATTTCAAATGCTAAGAATGGGACACCCAATAGATCAAATGGCTGGATATTATGATGAACAGGGCATATTAGAACCTGATTTCTACATGATGGATAAGGTACAAAAGCTCCATGCTTTAGCTAAGTACAAAGAGATGGCAGCAACAGCTAAAACAGATATTGATAATTTCACAGCACAACAAGCAGCTGCAAAGGCAGATGCTGACTTGAAAGCAGCTGAAGAAAAAAGGCAGGCTGAAATTCTGGAAGCTGCAAAAAAACTTGTTAACCAAAATCAAATAAATAATGAAACAAAAAACTTTGGATGAACGCTACCCAAATAAGGGTAAAATTCTTAATGGCAAAAGTCAGTCGTTGAATCCTGACAATTATTTTCATGGCATGTCTATTGACGAAGTCAGGAAAAAATACATACACTTTACAGTGTTCATGGAACATTTAAATAAAGTGTTGGAATTACCAATAGATGCAAATATTGAAACGCTATCGAGGCGCATATACGATCTCGTTTATGCTGCAAATCCACATGAGATTCAACCAAAAGATGAGGTTATTAATTAGGTGAGTTCTATCCATACCGTTTCATTCAGTCAGAGCCCCAGAGATGGGGCTTTTCTTATTGTATGCGGTAGCTAAATAAGTAATACCGATCTTACGAGCGCATACCATAGTATGCATAGCGTAGTAATTCCAAATAACCTAGCCCTTCGGCGATGAGATAGCGAGCATTTTGCGAGCGTAAAACAAGCCGGGCTTTGCCCGAAATAGGAAAAGCGAGGGACGAGTCTTTTCCGTTGCAGTAAGCTGCGGAGGCCACGAACGCAGCAGTCTTACTGCATAAAAACAACGAGACGCGCCCCATAGGGCGCATAGTCTCACAAAAAATCTTGTAGTACTGCATGTACTAAGAGTACTGCAAATACTGCAAGTAAAAACGATACCGAAGGTATCATACACTCCCAAAGGAGGGTTCGGGGGGAACGCGGCACGTTGACGACCAAGCGTAGAGAGGACGTAGGACGAGCCAAGCGGTGGAGGAAACATGAGCGTCTCCCCGATAAAAAAGATTTTCTTTAGAAAATCAAAAATAATTATAAAAATAATTATAAACACAACACATTGAGTATCAATGTGTTGTAACTAAAAAGAGCGAAGCTCTAAAAACAAAAAATGCAAGGTACTTGCACAATTAAAAATGGAAACATAAATTTCCGAGGCCTTAGATGGCTCGTCTTTCTAAGGCCAAAAAATTCTTCACATAGAATTTAAAAAAAATGCCTCTAGGTATATTAGGTGGAACACTCTTAGCCACAGCATTAAAAGCATTATTTGATATCGGTGGAACCGTTACACAAAATCAATATAATGCACCAAAAGCACAACTTAAGAGATTAAGAAAAGCAGGCCTGCCTTTATCTTATATGTATCGTGGAAATGTAAGTGAACAAAGTCAATCACCTCAATTATCAATTGAACCAACATTAGGAACTTTACCAAAAAAACAAGGTCGCAAGATTGTTGCTGATACATTTGAACAAGAAGCTGAAACTGCAGCACAAAATGAACTTGATCCGACGTTAATTACTGATTCAAGAACTGGACAAAAAGGATATAATACGTATCGACAAAATCGTGTAGCTGCTGAAACATTTATAAAGCAGTATGAAAGAGATTTAAAAAAAATAGAGCTTGATATAGAAAAGGATGCCTTTGCAAAAGGTATTCCAATTGCACAAAAACAAGCGGCTTTGGAAAAGGCGCAACAACAAGTAAAAAATTTACTTGTTCAAGCTGGCCTAATGGAACAGCTTAAAAAAATAAGAGGATTCGAAGAAAAAATGAATGAGGAACTTACTCAAAATCTCGATTCATTACCAGATTGGATTTCATCTTTACTAAAAATAATTCTCATCGCAACTAAACGTTAAATTATGGCAATTAGAGCAGGCTCATCCATTCCTGAAAGGATGGAAAAACACGAAAGAAAAAACTGGATAGACAAGTCTTTTAACCACAAAACGACCCTTACAATGGGGACACTCGTACCGCTTGCGGTAAAAGAACTGTATCCCGGTGAATTATGCAAATTGTATTTGGAACTGAGCGCAAAATTTGCTGCGTTGTATTTACCAATAATGCACCAATGTTTTTTTACTATCGATTGGTTCTTTGTAAGAACTCAAACACTTTTTGATGGTGGTTCTTCCGATAAAGCGTTTGAAAACTTCATCAAACAAGACCCTGTAACGGGTACTATTGAATGGGCTTATTTCAATTATAAAAGGGCAGATGCTGTATTTACTGACGGAATACTTAATTACTTGGGATTTAATGCACCACCGGGAGCTGGAACATTAATAGCTAGCACAGAAGTATCAGCAATACCTGTTGCAGCCTATAATGAGATATGGAGATGGATGTATCGTAATTCTCAAATTCAGGAAAATTTAAGAATAGTTCTTTCTCCGGGTGATAATACCGGTTTAATCGAAACTCTATTACCTGATCTTCGTGTAAAACGAAGGAATTGGCCTAGAGATTATTATACATCAGCAACGCTTACACCTCAACAAGGAGAAAACGTTCTTATTCCTTCATTTGCAACTGACCCCGAAACTGGAGAATTTGTAGCTCAGAAGTTATTTCAACTTGATGGTGACCCAGCTACACCTAATCAGAATTTAACTACTGCTACTGAATCAGGTAGTACTGTAATGCGATCTGATAGTATAACATCAGTATTACAGTTATCATCAACTATAAGAGATTTTCGTTATGCTTCAAAAATGACTGAATTTCTTGAAAGGCACATGCGTTCTGGTGGATTTCCTGGAGGTTTACCCGATGATATGAATTGGAACGATTTCGTAAAAAGGAATTTTGATTGGAATCCTAACCCTTTAATGATAGGTCAACCTGTTTGGATTGGGGGTTATACCGGTGATATTATTATCTCTGAAGTAATGGCTACGGCAGCCGGTTCAGAAGTTGTAGTAGGTGATTATGCAGGTAAAGCGATTTTTCGCGATAATACTCCCCAATTCTCATATATGGCTCCTGACTATGGAGTAATAATACCAATAATGACTGTTTATCCAAAAGCGTCGTATTACTCAGGGTCTGATAGAATTTGGGATAGGCGTACAAAAATGGATTATATGTGGGAACAATTCGCTCTCATTGGAGATCAACCCTTAAAAAATAAGGAAGTTTGGTTCAGTTGGTACGATGCTGACATTGCATGGAATGAAGAAATATTTGGGTACACCCAACAATATAATTGGGAACGTTACTCAAATGATATAGTGTCTGGTCAGATGCGCACACTATGGGAATCGTTTCATCTCGGACGTAAATTCATCGCGGCAGCCGATGTAGTCCTAAATTCGGAGTTCATAGAATGTCGTCCAGATATTGGTAGATGCTTTACAGTAGATGCAGAAGCGGGAGAGCACGAATGTTATATTCATGCTTATGTTGGTATTGAGATTCTTCGAAGATTACCAAAATTCGGGTTACCCGAATTATAATGGAAAAAGATGAATTTCAATGGGTTATAAGGGGGGATTTAATCCCCCGATATAATTATGAGGATGTATGTAATTCAATAGAATGGCATTATGGCTTGCGAAACCCCAACATGGATTAAATTAGAAAAACCAAAATATATTGGGGGTCAATGGCATTACTCGTTCCCGGCAGATTGTGGTAAATGTATAGTTTGCCTTCAAAAGAGGAAAAGACAATGGTCATACAGATTAATGGAGGAAAAAAATGTATCATTCTCTAGTTATTTCGTAACATTGACATATACTAATGAATTTGTACCATACGGAGACAAAGGATATTGTGCAAACTCAAACGATCACAAGGAATTTATTAAATGGTTAAAATACTA